TGCATTTAATGCTAACCAAATTGCTTTCTTGTGTTCGTAGACATCAACTTCGCGACCCAATTCTTTTTTACAATTCAGTTTGTGCAGGTCCTCATAGTAACGACCGATGTTAGCAGCCATCTCTACAATTTCTTTAGTGTCGTGAATTTTGTTGAATTCTTCTTTGGGCACACCATAGACATTGCGAATAATGTGACTGTAACTCTTTGAATGAATATTAGTTTCAAAAAAACTCCAATTATTCACTAATGCTTCTAATTCTGGAATGCTAATCACTGGGCTGAATACCTGTGCCGGAGCACGACCTTGTATACTGTCCAGTGCAGTCTGTCGTAATAGATTGGAAGTAAAGATATGCTTTACTGCTTCGCTGGCTTCTTTGTGATCGATCTTATCTTTGGTAAGACTGATCTCTTCTGGAACCCAAAAGAATCCACGAGCTAATTCTTCAAACTTAGCAATCTTAGGGTACTTTACTTCTTCAAAGCGTTGAACTGTAACTGGTCCCTCTGGATCCAAAAACATCTTGCGCTTGAGATAGTTTGTTTGTTTGGTTAAATCGTATTGTGCTTTACTCATTTATAATTCCCCGATGCTAGTACTATTTTACAGATATGTTCTAATCTTTCTATATGTTCGTAGGCGCGCCATGGACTAGTATCTATGCTTACAACGCCGTGACCCTTTATTCCTACAATATCATACTTAGTATAACCATCTTTGTCAAGTAATAGATTATTATGTACGCCCTGTGCTAATTCTTCGCTAATAGGCGGAACATCTGGAACATTAGGCGCAACTTTAGTGTATCTGCCTAATTCTGGAAAATCTTTTACTAATTTATCCAATTCTATACCCGCATGCATCGCTGCTACGATATAAGTCGGATGAATGTGTACTACTACACGAACGTCGTGATTATGTTGGCCTAACATTTTTTGTAATCCAAAATGCATTGGTATTTCACCGCTAGGCTTTAAATTTTTACTAATGTCAGTATACGGTAATTCTTCCCAATGGGAAGCTTCCCAACCGTTATCTATAATTTTTATCTTTTTGAACTGATCTGGCTGAAGTGTTTGTTTTCGAACACCGCTGGGGGTGATATAAAAATAGTCGCGATCATGGTGCCGAATAGAAATGTTACCATCGCGACTGGTAATCCAGTTTCTTTTATAGGCATCCACTAAAATATCGCAAATTGTTTCTAGCATAATTTATTCCTTTAACAAACGCCAAACTTTCTCTTTTTCTGTTTCGGTCCATATATACTGATAACCTATCAATGGAGGTTTCAATGTAATGGGATCATAAAGCATTCTATGTTCATAATAAGAACTTAGCCATACTAATTTGCCGCTAGTAACTCTTATAGGAAACCAGGCAAACTTTTTAATTTCCTTATCGCTTATAATTTGCATGCCTCACAGTCGTCTTCTGCTGTGTTCAATGTTTCTACTAATACAACACTATCGTTATTTGTAGCAGTAACACTGACCTTCGCGCCGACTTTATTAATGAGGCTGTAATACATGGTTTTTAATCCCCAACGGTTAGCTAGCATTAGATTTTTAGCTACTAAAGTTCCAGGAACCTTACCACCAGCGAAGTGTGCAGGATTGTAAAAGGTATTTGTACTTATGCTTTGATCAATGTAAGCTGCTAGAACAGCCGCAGTTTTGAGATAACCAATGCAATCTTGTTGATCCCACATTAACTGATATTTGTTTCTCAGTCTTTTATAGTCTGGTACAACTTGTACAAAAGAGCCTGCCTTGCTTTCTTTAACACTTATCAGTTCCATTGGCATTTCAATTCCGTTAGTACTGTTAAGCACAACACTGCTGCTTTCTACAGGAGCAATTGCCATTAGCGTGGCATTTCTTATACCGTATTCTTTAAGATCCTTTCTTAATTCTTCCCAATTTAAATTGGACGATGCAGTGAAATCTGTGAGTTCATTTACATTCTTATTGCGACGCTCCCAAGGAAATACTCCCTGGCCGTAATATGTATTCTTACTGCGAACACAAGATCCTCGTTCTTTAGCAAGTTCCACGCTCATCTGTGTTAGGTAATATGCCTGGTGCTCCATCCACTTTTTGACTTCTGCTAAAGCTTCAGCCTCACCATATTTCAAACTTCGCTTGGCATGCCAGTAGGCAAGATTGGTAATACCCACACCTAAGGGCTCAAAATCTCTATTCGCTAGTTTGCTCTGTAAACTGAGAAAATCTTGATACATGAGCAGATTACTAAGACTACGAACCAATACGCGGCAAGCACGTTTCATGTCCGCCGGAGTTTTAAATGCACCCCAGTTAATACTGCCTAACGTGCAAAGTGCAATTCTGCCGTTCTCATCCTCAATTCTCTGGAATGGTCTGGTAGGCAAGAGAATTTCTTGACAAAGGTTACTTTGATAAATTGGATCTTGTTCGCAATCAAAGGGCCCTTGATTAATAACATTATCAATATTAACTAGATAGATGCGACCTGTATCTGTTCGTTCTTTTAAAATTCCGTTTTTGAATATTTCATCCGCACTAACAATCTTTTTACGAAGTTTTTTATCCTGTTCGTACTTAGTATAAAGTCGTTCAAACTCTTTAGTATCTCTATAGTAGGCTTCGTAGAGATCTGGTACTTCATGTGGATCAAAGAGAGTAATAGGCTCATTGTTTTTATATCTACGCCAGAACAAATTGCTGATCACAACACTGTAATCCATTTGTCTCACACGGGTTTCTTCAGTTCCCTGATTGTTTTTTAATACGATCAAATCTTCAAATTGCGCATGCCATATAGGAAAAGTCACAGTGCAACTGGCATTGCGAATCCCGCCTTGACTGCAACTACGTAGATCAGCAAACCACTTCTTTAAAAATGGGATCATTCCTGTATGTTTAATTTCACCGTTACGAATAGGAGAACCTAGAGGACGAATTCGACCAATTTCTAAACCAATGCCAGCACGTTTGCTAGCATACTTGGCCATCATTTCTCCTGCAGCAAAAATACTATCCAGCGTGTCGTCACTGCTAATCAATACACAGCTACTGAATTGCTTGGTGGTTGTGCCTAGTCCTGCTAGCACCGGGGTGGCAAGAGTGAAGTGACCATCACTAGCACATTCATAATATTCTTTTACATACTTTAATCTTTTGTCTTTGTCTTCAGCATGAAAAGCCGTAGCAGCAGCGATAGCATAACGTACCTGAGGACTTTCAAATATTTTGCCGGTGCTTCTATTCTGTACCAAATACTTTTCTGCAAGTTGTTCGATAGCAGCGTAGGTATAATCTTCATCCTTAGCATGATCAATGAAAAGATTAATAATATCCCATTCTGCTTCGCTGTACCATTCCAGCAAGTCTGCGGTATACATCCCTGCTTGAACATTGGTCTTTACAATATCATATAGCCTGGGAGGATCATATGTGCCGTAGACTTCCTTACGTAACATACTGACCCGCTGTCTACCTGCTACATACTGATAGTTAACATGATTAATTTCTGGATTCTCAGTCTCGTCGATGAGGTTGACCATGGCCTTTAATAATAGTTCGTCGATTGTAGTGGTGGTCATTCCATCATAAAATTCTATCTGTGCTTTAATCTCAATCATCGATGGACTGACTGCATCAATGTCTCTACAGGCATTTGCTACCTGTCGTTGTATCTTGGAAATATCAAGAGGTACGCGCTCTCCGCTGCGTTTGGTCACTGTTATCATGCTTGGAATCCTTAAAGTGTGTTGAGAAAAATATTTACCTAAGACCAGTTAGTTCAACTAGATTTTCCATATTAAACCAATCTGGAATTTTTTCTAATCTAACAGGCTCGTTATCTTTATAGTTAATTGCCCATTCATTATCAACACATATTATATTGTATGGTAATAAGTTTTGTTTGTCAACATAGGTTCTCAGTTCAATATTGCTTAACTTGAACCGATCGGTTAACTTCAACGTCCAACCAATCATTAGTGCCTTGGTAAAATCATCGTATTTGTTATGTACAATAATGTCCCACGGACTTGGCCAACTATATTTGAAAAATGGATCAACTGCATTGTTGTAGGGAATAAACGGAGCGTCTTTCCAAAAAACCACAACGTCCTTAAACGGAGATTGTGAAGTTTCCAATGATCTTCTAAACTCTGCCCAGGAGGATAATCTTTCGTCTATGTTTTTATCAAACATTCATCACACTATAGTGAAACAATATTAATTTGATACTGCATGCTAAAGTTAACGAAACTAGAAGGCATTACAACTGTTGCGGTTGTAGCTGTGCTAAAAGCACTAAGAGATAAAGTATTTAATGGAACCTTGTCTGCGTCCACGGCCGCCCAGTTCCAATACAAGGCAAAGGTATTAGTGGTAATTACCCAGGCGTAGTAATCTTGGTATGTTGCCAAACTAAATCCACCACCGCTCATGCCACTAACATTGTTTAAAATAATCTGTGTTCCTGATGTTAAACCGTGTGCGAGTGTGGTTTGAACCACAGCCGGATTGGCGTTAGTGATTGTGCTTATAGTACCAACCAGCGTGGTTCCTGTGGCTGCTGACACAGGCCAACTGGAAACTAGATTAATATAACTATTATTATCATCAGTATCTAAACCAATAACAGGATGGTTGAATTCACCGTAGTCGTCTAGATAATTTGGATCAGTTAGCGCAGAAGGATCTTCATATGAGAAGTCATAATAATCACTTACTGAACCGCTTGGTGTTCCGTAGTTTGGATTAGCGTTAACGTTTACTGTAAGTGTGCCTGAGCGTGTATAATTACCTCCTCCGTCTGCCATAGTATATGGAATTCTATATGATATATTTTTTTGACCTACAAACAATTTAGTAATTTTGTTTGTACCAAAACTTATTGCTGAACATAGATAGTTTGATCCGCTATCTAAAAATACCTTGCCGTCGACTAGAGGTTGATAGTTCATATTACTACTATTAACTTCTCGATGAGCAAGATCTTGGCGACTGAAAGAATCGTTTGATGAATTAAAACCTTCTCCTAGGTTGGTAATTACAGCAGTTCCTGTGTAATAGGTAGGAGACTTAGATAGATAATCTCCCTGCCCAGCATTTCCTACATAGTAGAAATTATTGTTCATACTTGTGTGATTAAGTTGGTTTGTTTGTTGAGTTATCTGATTAGTGCTGGTTCCGACGTAAATGCCTGCATAATAAATTCTTTCAAAATAGTTTTGATTGATTAAACTGTTTTTTGGTGCTAGTCTTTCGTTATCATTTAGGGATGCTGTAAACTTAATTCCGTTTTGTAGGTCAGCAAATTTATTATGATCTATTTGTGTATAAGCTACCGTGCCTGTTCCAATTACACCCGTACCAATGTTTTGAAACAAGCAGTTAGTGATTTGAACATTTTTATTTTGTTCGATACCGCTGGCTAATTTGCCGCGTAAACTTATACCTGTACCGTAAATTGTTGTAGTGGTTGATAACACTGCTACTGTGTTCGTACTAGTTGCAACAAGTTTCACAGTAAACTCTACATTATCTATCACAGAGTTTTCTGCATTGTCTATCAACACTAATGGTTGTGCCGTAGAAGTGCTGGTGCTGTAAGCCAAAGTAAGATTTTTAATCAAAATGTTTTTTGGATTAAGTTGTGACTGCAGAGTTGGCGAATTAAAATTAGCACCATCGGAATAAATTGTACGAAAAATTGGACGATCGTTGTTTTGAGACAGCAATGTGGTTGCGCCGCGACCCTCACCAATTAAACGTGTATTAGGAGGTAGATCTACTGTATCAGAAACATAATATATACCGGCAGGTATTAATAGATTTCTAACAGTATCATATCCTAAATAATTGTTTGAGAATAAATTTTCAATTGCTAATACTAGTTGCGTATATATGTTAGTTCCGGAACTATTAGCAGTTACTCCAAAGTCTGTAAGACTTACAAATGCATCTAGTTTTTTGCCTATAAAAGTTGTAGTTGAAGCTAGGTCGCTGTAGCTGATATCGTCTCTATATCTATAGGTGCTTGTACTTGCGACTGCAGTACGTCCAGCACCCATAACAATAGCAAATAAATTATCGTAATCTTTTTGTGATAATATTCTAGAATTTTCGTCAGTGTTAGCACCTTCAGAAATTCTTTTACCTATATAGAGATTTTCAGTATCTTGAGCCCAACCAAATTCGCCTGGAGCAAGTTGAGGAACTGCGCCTACAGTTTCTTGTCCTCTACGGACTTGGATTTTAGCAATTTCAATAACAGCCAAGTTAATTCTCCACCTTGTACTGTCTATTTATCTGGTTTAGGCTTTTGCGCTTTGCCAGTATTCTTCAACCTTAGATAACCACAGATCTTCGTATTGATTGTAGTCTTTGGGCCATAGATCAAACTGTTGATATTGTAGATCTCTACTGCACATAAAGACATGACCTTCTTTGATATCCGAGCCGTACACAGCATTATGCGCCATTATATAGGCCACAAGCTGTATTTTGTAGTCTTCTATCCACTCTTCTTTTTTAGGCTTATTAGTTTGTTTGAAATCACATATAGCCGGATTACCGTTATATACACCGCAAAGGTCGGTAGTTCCTGAGTATAGACCAGGATGATAAAGGCTTTGTTCAATCGCCCATATTTCATTCATGTTACTAAGACCATGTTCTATAATCTTATTTGCCATAGAATTAGCCTGCACATGCACAGGATTTTTACCAGGCTGTCTTTGTTCTCCAATTAAAAATCTTTCTAGATTAGAATGCATGGCTGTACCTACCCCTGCAGCTTCCCTAGTAATCTGCGCTGCTTTTTCTTCACCTACTCTTTTCTTCCATTCATTTAAATGGGTCATGTCTTTGGTGAAACTTAGAATTGTTGTTACACTGGGTAATTCTTCTCCGTCTGGGGTAAGATACACACGTTTTTTGGTTACAGAGCAATTGATCTGTTGGCAATTCTTATATTGATATTTTTCTACAAATGGAGGCGGTGAATATATTGTCATAGCATTAGTTATAATGCCTGTAGACTAAAAATCAAATATCTGGTTGTAGTTTTTTTGCTCCGCTTTTAGCCATGGCATCAAGATGCGGAGCATTTTTTTCTTGTTGTGGTTTTTTCTGCTGATTGGGATTTTCAGCATTAGTATTAAGAATAATTGAACCATCATCATTGATATCTTTAATGACAGCACCGTTTGGATCAACTTTGTTCTTTAGCGATATCAATCCGTCTGGAGTTGAAATCCCCAACCCAAAAGGTTTGATGATATTCATTACGGTAGCGAATGGCAGTGTAGATGCAGATTGATTTTTATTTGCTAGACCTTTCAGCACTGCCAGAACGTCTCTGACAGCGCCTTGATCTATTTCAAACAGTTTCATTTTGCTAGACGAGCAATTATATTATGCTGTTCTGCAATCATTCTGACTGCTTTAGAAGTGACACTTTCGCGTACATCTCGGCCAGTTGTGCCTGCACCTGCTGCTGCGTCGCTGGCTGCAAATGCATCTAGTTCATCAGCAGGATTCATTTCGTCTGGTGATGCTGCATCAATGCCTGGTTCTGGCATTGGTTCCTGTCCCATTGGCATTTCAGGAGCAGCTTCACCTGCTAGCACTGCTACTGCATTGGAGATTATTTCTCTCTGCTGTGTCAGTGTTTCTAGTGTTGCTGCTAATGCTGGACCAACTGCCTGTTTAAATGTTTCTGCTTCCTGCTGACCAAAGTTAGCACGGATACTGTCGGCTAATTCAATCATTGATTTGGTCTGATAGTTACCAACACGCTGCATCCACGATGTGAAATCGTTTACCATGTCACTGGCAGCAGTGATTGCCTTAGCCTTACCTTCTTCATCTTCTACGATGAGTCGTGCTAGGCTTTCGTTAACGATAGCAACATTCTTGCGGAATGATTCTTTCCTCATTGTTCCAGCCTGCTTCTTAGCAGCTCGATCAGCTTTGGCATTAGCCATGTCTTTGTCTAAAATTTTCTTAGCAACTTCTTTTTGCTTTGGTAGTAATTCTTCTTCAACACTCTCGTCTGCCTTCTTAGCTGGTAGACCTTTGTGCTTGGTCTTGGCAAACTTTTCTAATTCTTTCTTTGGCATCTTAGCCATTGCTGCGGAAGCCGAACCTTTCTTAGGAGCTTCTCCTTTTTTCTTTGCTGCTAGGGCAATCCCTGCTGCTTGCTGCTGTGCCTTGCTTACGGCTTTCTCGCTAACTGTTTCTTCTTTGACTTTCTTATCTTTAGCAGCCTTCTTCATTGGCTCTTTCTTGTTGCCATCCTTGTCTAGGTCTAAGAAATCTGGCTTGGCCGCTTCTTCAACACCTTCGCTCTTCTTACCAAATGGCTTACCTGCCTTAGCAGCGGCCTTTGCTCTGCTACCCCAAACTTCGTCCTTGGGACTTTCAATCTTGCCGTCGCCGTCGTAGTCCTTGGCAGCTTTCTTAGCTTCGCTGAGCTGATCCATTGTATTGATGAGTTTTTTCATTTGTTCGCCTAGCATTTCTTTAATCCTGGTGTTGAGCAATTCTAACATTGCTTTGTCTTTTTGGTATTCTTCGTTAGTAAGAAGATCGTTTAACTTACTGCTGCCTTCATGTTGAAACACGCGGGTGCGTAGTTTATTGCGATAATCTTCTAACTGTTCCCTTGTGTATTTAGTTAAATCAACATTTACATCAAACAGCTTCTCGATGTTTTCTGCAATTGTTTTACTTTTAACTGTTTTATTAAAATCCGTGGTTTTCATATAAGATCCAAAAAGTAATAGTATTATTTATGCGATCTTGTTAAGTTTATCGTAGTGGTACAATATTTCAGCTTTGCAATTCTCAGCTTTTTCACCACTGTGTTCAAACTTAGATAACCTTACATCATAGTCGTAAGGGTTGTTTTTAATCTTTTCTTCAGCACGTTTGTATTGCTGGTATTCAAAATCCGCATAACCATATTCAATATCTTTGTTAAGAATGTTTTTATCTATATTTTTTTTCAGCATGAGATTGTTTGCTATCAGCACTGCGCTTTGAGGTAGATTAAGGTTCTGTACAATAACTTCGCCGTTAGTTGCTTCTACAGTGTAAAATCCGTTGGACTGTCTGCGCACCACATAATGGCCCACGCGCACATTGCCCTCTTGAGTTTTTGAGGGGATTGCCATGCCCTTTTTAAATAGTTCAGTTTTAACCTTTTTGGTAAGCTCGCGTATCTTCCAAAAAACCTTATCAGTTATTTTCATTGCAGACTTCTCTAATTAAAGTGTTGTTGTCTTTACTTATAGAGTAAGCGCCTTTGCGTACAAGGTTTTGAGCTATCCATTGGCCTCGTTCATCTAGAGATGTAATGCGAACTTGATCCCCGTGTTTACTTACAAAATTGGATTCTTCGTTGGACAGCGGCATACGGGTACCGGAAATTAATTGCGAGATTTTCATATAGAAGCAGCCTTTTTAGCCAGGTCCTGTGACTTTTGTTTTTCAATGTCTGCTTGAGCTTTAGTATCCTGTTGAACTCCTTTCTGTAGCGCAGTTCTCATTAACTCTGCACTACCTGGATTAGCCAATGCTTTGGCTATTGCCGGTAACATAGGTTTGACTTCTTTACCAGCTTGATTTGGATCGCTAGTACCTTGCAATGCTTTCTTTAAATTATTGACATTGAGATTACCGCCGCCTGCTGCAGCCACAGTTTTTTGCAAACTGCTTAGAGTTTGTCCTAACTTATTGTCCTGTGCCATTGCTTGCTGTTTTTCTGCAGGTGAAATAACATTGTTTACTGTGTTGGCTGCTTTCATCAAACGTGTGCCTGCTTGAACACCCTGGACCACATTACCAAGGGTATTTGCAGATCCGCTGCCCATAGCTCTGCCAACTAGAGAAGCTGCTCCTCTGGCTAAGGTAGGTGCAGCAGCTCGTAATGCAGCTCCACCAAGAGCCGCGGCTACAGGAAGAAACTCGTCCAGTTTTTCAGAATTATATTGCTTTTTTATCAGCTCGTTGATTTTCATATTATGCGGCGTTGGTTAGTAATACTACTAATACACTCAGTACACCTGCAACAACTGTGCCTGCGGTGCCAATAATTACCTTTATCATGTTATTATGACCCCGTTCGATTGATAATTGTAGTTCTGAGAATTTATCTTCTATATTAGATAGACGCTTGTCTAAACTCTCGTAGCGTTGAGCACAGAGTTCAACATGTACCTCTAAATTAGTGTGTTCAATGTCTATGGTATTACCCGGCATTCAAATCTCCGTTGTTGAGTGTCGACAGCCTAGTTATTGCCAGATAATGCCTTAATGATTGTATTGGTATTTTTACTATCTTCGAGGTCAAAGATAGTAACACCAATATTTATCGTTTCGGTTAGGTTTTTAAGAATAGGCACAGAGTGTAAATCATGTAAAAGCAAACCTAAACTACTGTCTTTGGTATTATATACTCCCTGTCTATCCGGAGTAAAGGTAAAGGTCCATACATTGTGTTTGCCTTTATAGTTAGATCCAAACCCTAATCCTTTAACATCGACACAGTTAACAATTGGATTTGAATCAAAGTTAATAACTGACCTTAATTCTAAACACTGTCTTAGTGTAGTGAAATTCCTATTTTGATCTATTTGTAGCTGTGTACCCTGTTGAGGTCTGGTGATCCCAGTTCTTGTAATATCTATTAGGGTCTGAATTTGAATAACCATAAACTACCTATATAATTTATTTATGGTTAAAAAGAAAGGGGAGTTAAAAACTCCCCTCGCTTTGTTTCGACTAACAGTCTTACTATTAGGCTAGGTTGCCTGATACTAGACCGCTGATGTCTGTTACAGCAACTGAGCTTAGGCCTGTTGCAGCTTCGACTACCTTAACAACTGCTGCTGCTAGGTCTGTGTCGCTGTTGGCTGTGTCGTATGGATTTGCTGAAGCCTTGTCTAGTACAACAACAAACTGATTGTTTGCGCGTGTGCCTAGATATACAATGCTAGCAATTGATCCAATTGCGCGAATTGCCTTTGTGTAGTTTCCTTCTGTGATTGCTGTTGTACCGCCGCCTGAGTCAGCTGTACCAACGTTTGTGTCAGCAACTTTTAGGAATACTGGTTGTAGTCCGAAAAAGCCGCGTGGGTTTAGAACTGATCCGTTCTTTCTGTCGATTCCGTATGCCATTTTATTTCTCCTTTTCTCGTATGGCCAAACCCCGCTCCGGGGTGTTTTGGTTAATAATATTTATCAAAATGGGAGAAAAAAGGGTTATAACGGGTCAATCTTCGTCTTTAAAATCACCGTTTATAATCTTCAGATTACGCACAGTTTCCTTATTGTCTCTTAGCTTTCTAATACTGCGTATAAATTTTGCGGAATCGCCACCCTTTATACTGTTGATTAATCTGCGCTCCAGCTCATAAGCCTGTTCTGGGCTGTAGTTTTCTTTAATTAAGGTGAGTAGATTAATAGCACTGTCTATTACATGTGTAGCGCGACTTTCGATAACAGCTTCGCTATCCTTTTTAAGTGCGATGCTATTCAATTCTTCAAGTAGACTTTTTGTTGTCCTTTTCAAAGTAATAATCCTTTGTAATATTTATATAATACTTATACTGTTTTTGCCGTAAAAGTTTTTTAATATACATAGATATCTTATACTAAATACACTGCTTTTATAAGCACAGACATACACACAGAGGAGAAAAATATGTCAAACAATAAAAACGGATACGAAATCCGAACGGATATCCTTGCTATGGCCAAGGACTTGGTAATGAATGAGTATCATTCGTCGCGATCACATTGGGAACAAACCGCATCGCGAGACACAACGGGTAGAATTCTTGAACCCGGTCCAGTATTTCCTAAAATTGACAGAGTGTTAGATACAGCACATCGCATGTATAATTTTGTCGATGCACCTAAAATTTCTAAAGAAGAAAGACTGATGGCTGAAGAAACAGAAAAGCGTAGACAGATTGATCGTGCTATTGCAGATGCAGTAGCAGCAGCATCACCAGCAAGTTTGAAGTAATAATCATATAAGCGGCATAGCCTATAACAAAAGAAAACTTTGTTACTTCGGTAAAACGCCCTTCGGGGCGTTTTATTTTTGACCTATAATCATATAGGAATCAAATTCTGTTTCCGGGTCTTTAAACTGCTTAGATCCGCTATATAATAGGTTGGATAAAGGAAAGGCCTTTTTTAGATCATGCTCGCTAAAAAACTGATTGCTTGCGCCTTCTACGTTGTCTCTAGCTTGAATTAAAACTGTGGTTCCTTTAGGAATGTTACGGAACCAATCGTCCCCTTGTATATCAACAGTGCTGAAATTAATTATCAAACCATTTTTGCCTAACTGCCTATAATCTAGTTCGTTAACATCAGCTAACATAAACTCTATGCTATTCTTGATACCTAACTTGTCAATTAGTTTTTCGCTTTGATTTAATACATTAGGATCATTGTCAACATTCACAATGTGGTCAAAGTCTATATGCTTCTTAAGCATGGACATAATGATGCTAGCGTTTCCGTACCAAGATCCTAAAACGTAGACTGTATCAAACTTGTCGTTGATTTTTTTAAGTTCTGTTAGGCCCCATAATTTTCTTAACACTAGATCACTGGTCCAACTGCCTTTTACAGTGTTAGGGCTGATTTCCTGCAGCCTCATTTTTTCTTCTTACCGCCTTTCATATTAGCACACCAATGATACATTTTGCCTTTTTCGCCGCTGTACTTCTTAGCACGAGATTTCAAATCACTCACTGAACCTTTACAACTAGCTCCTGATTTTTTTACTCTACCAGGGCGGCTTTTTCCTTTTACTTTACCGTCGGCAAAGTTTTCGTCTAGAGAATTTAACCATGCTTGAACTTTTTCTAGTTCACCTTGGTCTAAATCATCAAGATGTACCTTTCCGGTTAACTGTTTAGTTTTTTTTAAAAAGCTAGGCTCGTTGTCCCACTTTACACCTTTGCGATCTGCTAGACTATGAATCTTTTTAGGTGAGAGAGATTCCTCCATACCGCCACCATCTCCGCCACCGCTGTCACCACCATCTCCACTATAGCCAGCATTATATCCATACCATCCATAGGGACCTGGACCATATGCTGCCCGACGACGCTTTCTACGTTTTTTGCGTTCATTGAGATCACCTAACATTAGAGGTTTCTGTTTGAGAAACCTTGGATACTGCTTGTTGAAATGACGCATTACTACCCCTGCTAGAGCGTTAGCTTCATTTTCTTCTACACTACCGGTCTCACCACTGTAATCATCTAGTCTATGATCTAATCCCTGTTTATAATGTACTAGCTCATGGGCAACGGTTCTTAAGATATCGTTTGGGTGTCTATTTGATAATGCTACAGTTAGTTCATTATTTTCAGAATCAAATCTACCAAAGGTTGGTTGATCTGGATCTTCAACGGAGATTTCAAATTTCATTGTTGGAAGAGATTTTATATCTAATACAGACATAGCTAACGGAAGAAACTTTCTAAATATTTCTATAAAAATATCTTTACTGTCATCAGCTGATTCTTTTACTTGCTCGGCGTCGTTGTCCCCTGTAGCGATAGTTTTTGTTCTATCTAAACTCTTTAGAACCTGCGGCTCATGCTCTTCTTCGCCGCGGATAATTCTAAAAGCTCTTTCCACGCCTTCGTAGATTTTATCAAGACTGTCTTCATCGGCTTGATACTTGATACCTACGCCACCTTTAGCTTCCCAGTTGGTTATGTTATTACCGCGGTCGTCTATTAAGATGTTGGGAGTACCATCGGGTTGCTTGGCATATTTTTCTTTTCTGTGTTCGATAATAATCTGGCTGGGACCAGGTTTGAGTTCTCTAGCTACCCATTCTTTCTTAAACTTTTCGCTGTTTTCATAGTCTCCACGCAGAGGACTGCTGAGTACTTTGTAGCTACCAAATGTCTTTACAAGGTAGCCTACTAGTGCGTCTGCTGTGCCAAATTTGGGTAAACGATTAAAAAAGTCTGTGCCAACCATCATGTTCAGCACAGGGTCGCCCTTGGCAGGAGGGATATCTCTATAACTGCGAATACCAAATTCATCTTGCCAACGAGCTTCGTCGCCATGATAGATTTTAAAAGCTTCTTCGCGACTTTTGTTGTATTTTTCCATTATGAGATGGATGATGGCAAGTTCAGCATACTTGTTAAAAAAGTCCGCTACAACACCGTCTAGGTCTAAGTAGACTTCTGGTCGACCCTTAGACATCATCTCTTTAGCTTTCATTGTTAGTCCTGATCGCGAATTAGTTCAAAACTATAATCGTTAAGATCGAATGTTGGATGACGTGCTAGCAGTTGTTCCTGCGCGTGAGCTAGGCTGTCTGCCGGAATACGAGCAGTACGACCTGATGCAATCTGCGTGACTAGATATGTACCAGGACCGTTAGCATCTGGTTCTGTTTCTGGTTGTTCTGGTTCGGGTTCTTTTTCACCGCTATTCCAACTCTGTGGATATTTTGTCTGTAATTCTTTCACATCCTTTTCAACATCATAACCAACCTGACGTGTGATAGGCTTGCTCATTTCTTTAATCTTCTCTGCATTGGCTAACATTTCTGCACCGATGCGTTTCATCAAGCCTGGGAACAATTCACTAAATCTCTTATCATTGCCGTCTTTATCCCAACGATTGGTTTGATCGCCATCTACGATCTGATTGGTTTGTGCGTGTAATTGCCACTTCCCATCTTTGTTGTCCATATTTTCTTTGTCAACAATACTAATAATTGGACCGTTAGGTGCATAATTTTCAAACCAACGAGCACCGCTGGAACTACTTGTACAGAAGTTTGGTTTGTAGCCTTCGGCGTTACCAAAGGTATAACAAGCACCGTAATTAAATGGGATTATAACATAATACTTGTTGTCGTCAATTAGAACAACATCGAGTTTTTCACGCTTCATCTTTTCGATCTTTTCAGCATCTTTGATTTTTTCTAGTTCTCTAGCGTATTGGGGAGTTCTAACTATTTTTTGTATTTGTTTGATATTGATAAATTTGTTAAAATCTTGATGCTGAGGAAGTAACTTTCCTCTTATGCTTAATGCCTTCCAAGCACCCAATGCGTCACCACCCTCGCCGTTAATATCTTCAAAGTCTGCTTGACCGTTGATATATAAACGGGTAAGCCATTCGTCAAACTTTCCGTCAGCACTGAGATCACCGTAGTCATTTCTACGCAGTGTGTCGTCGAGCAATTTGCTCCACGCATTGGCGATGGCTTGCTCAGCGGGTTTTGGTCCCAATCTTGCTACCACTGTTGGAGGTAATGTATGATCATGCTTCCAAGCAATACTCAACATTTTGGTCTGTCTTGGATCGCGCAGAATCTTTTGAGCCACATTGGCTTCTGTTACGGCTGTAGATTCTAATACATCTAGTAATTTCATCCGCTTACCAACACTTTCTTGAAAAACGAAAGTACCGTCCCCATCTTTGTTGTGTCACCTGTACTAATATCTTGTAGCAATTTGTTGGGTCCTTCGTTACTGGCCGAAGACCAGTTTGATCCCCAACTCTTGGTAATTTCTCCGGTTTCATCTGGATAGTGATAGGCTGCTGCCAATAGCACTGCTTTGTTAATTGTGTGTCCTAGTTTATCTTTTACAGAATCTGGATTGCTTTCAAATTCATCCTGCATGTTGGTTAGGTTCTGTAGATGTTTGATTTTTACAGAGGCTTTTTCAAAAGCGTCGTTCTTAACCATCTGTCCCACAATACCTTTGGCATCTGCTACTGCGGCAGCGATAGCCTTGGCCCATAATGGTTTGAATTTAACCAATAAAACATCTTTATCAACTCTAGGTTTGTCTACAGAAGTTTTTCTGTCCGCTCTAGTGGACTGTTTATTTCTTACTTCACCTTCATCTCTGCCTACAAAAATTTTACGAGGGTTACCACCTAATCGTTCTTTGAAAAAATTTAGAATATTTCCGCCGCGATCACTGTAGAATTCTTCAATATCTGTGCCATTGCTGGCCAGTGCTTCGTAGCTGCCGCTTTTTTGTTTGATAGCACCTACACCTTTTGGGTATTGTAAGATAACCCAGCTGCGTTTATTTTTAAGATCACTCCAGCTGATTTTAGGTACTTCTGAGTAGTCTTGATCGTGAGACAGGCCCTGTGTTTTGTGCAACATTTTGACAAGATTCTCGCCACCGGGCAGTTGTCTAACTATTTGAAGGCTAGTGCTGTACTCAAATAGCACGCCTTCGCATAGTTGCGCAAAATATTTTCCTGTGCTTGACATTTGTTAATATTTATGCCAAACTTTTATTCGCACCAACTGCTCTTCTTTTCTCCAAAATATGCTCTAGCATGTCCGTTGGCTATCAACATTTCTGACAGTCTTTTGCCGTCTATAATCACATCCCCTAGCACACGACCACCAAATTTATCATGTTCTTTAAGTTCGATCTGTATCTTTTTAGCATTGGCAACAAGATTTTTAGTAAAGGCACTGGCTTTTTCTGCTGCGGCTGCTTCTGCTGCACAGCCTGCACGAGCACCCTTTTCTGGTGTGTCAACACCTAGCACACGCAGACTTAACTGTGGTTTTAAAGGAGAGGGCATAAAAGGTGCTTCAAAAACCACTGTATCGCCGTCGCTTACTCTTAGCACTTTGTAATCGTAGGGATTAGCAAATGCTTCTGTAATACCCCAACCTAGTACTACACCCATACCTAGAATGACTCCTAGGAAAAAGTGTTTTCTATCTGTAAAAAATTTAAACTTATTTGCCATCATAGTCTCCTTAATAAATTTCACGCCATTGTATAGCGCAAGCTACATCAGCAGTAAGTTGAACGCCTGAAAAAATCGTGCTTACAATGACTGCATAAACTTCTGAATTAGTACTGTCAATATTCTGACTGATAATGTTTTTCTTAGCGGATGTTAGCGATCCTGTTGCTACGGGGCTGAGGCTGTTTTGGCTTGATCCTGCCGGTACATAGCCCGAAGCAAAGCGATCGGCGTTAGCAGCCGTAAAGCCTGTGGCATTAACACAGTATTCAACTCCGCTATCTGCGTCTGCACTGGTCCATACCAGTCCTCCAACATCTGTAGTAGTTAAACTGGCAGCACTGGGAAATTTAACCACTTCATAAACTACAGGTTCTGTTTTGGCAAACAATCCTAGACTTAATGGGCGGACACTTAGACGATTGGGATAGCCACTAAAAGTATTCTTTAATCTAATTGCCACTAAGGGCAGTCGTGTCTGTCCAGGAGTGGGTGTAGCACGAGCATTAGTGTATATACTCCAGTCAATACCAGATTCTATATAACCGCCTTCGCTCATAACAGAACTACAGATTTGATCCATAGTTCCACCTGTGGTTACACCAGTATTTCTTATTTCACAGCGAACAGGTAGATTGGGGTTTGCTATATAAACTGTTGGGAGAACATTGCTGTGATAGTATTCATATGCTGTAATTAATTCGCCGTTGTGAACAAATCCACAGCGAACACGACCAACACCTAACCACTGAAAGTCAATCCAACATAACTGCGTCTTAGTGATGTCTAGGTTGAAACCGCTAGGGCCTGTGCCATCGCAGGGATCTATATTCCATTCGCTTTGTGGCACACGGCGTTTGTAGGTATAGGGAGAACCGTTGACCGTTGTAACAAAATCACTTTCGTCGGCACCGCCGCCAACATAGGTTCTTATTACCCAATTTAGAGTTTGGGTTGTGGTGCTAACTGTGCCGCCGTCTGCAGTATTGCTTCCAACCTGTTCAAAATAAATTCCATCTCTATCGTCGTAATAACCTGTGCGTTTAGTCACGTTGCGATCCGGTGCACCAAAACGAATTGAAGTATAAATTAATTGACTCTTACCTGGCTGGTAGTGATGATAAAATTTAGTTTGATGTATAGCGTAACTGCTGGTGTTGGATGACGTAGCTAATCTAGCACAGGCCTGATCAGCGTAGAATGTAACTGTTGCTCCACTGCTAGTAGAATCAAGGAAGTTAGGATCTAAGGCATAGATATGTTTGTAGTCACCCAAGGTAAACAATTCACTGACTCTGGCACGACCAAATGCATCGGGGTTGGCACCGGCTACTGAAACTTCTCCTTCTATGCTGGCTGAAACTGTGCCTGTGACCGTTGCCGTTACATTGCCAGTAACTACCCAAGGATCAGTGCCTTGATACACAGTTGAGGTAGTTGGAAAATTATTAACTTCAACAGTACCATAAACAGTCCATGGATCCGTGCCTTGGTACACCGTAGTTGAATTTATTGAAACTGTTCCAGTTACTACCCAAGGAACTGTTCCCTGCGTAGCGGTCACAGTCCCTCCTATAGGTATATATGGAACAGTCAGTAATCCGCTTGTGCCTACTTCCGTAATGTGAGTGTGAACAGGATTCTCAGGAGTAGAACTGACTGTGACTGTGCTTAGAACTGTAACCGGACCTGTGATTTGAACAGTAGTCGTATTCAGTATTGTTCTAACAGATGGTCTACCCGCAAGATCAAATTCCATCGCCTTGTGTAAGTTTAAAAGGTTGGGATCTGTGGGATGGACGTAGTTGGTGGTTGTATTTCTAATATCATTCATCAAGATAGGTTTCCTATCTGTGATCTATTAGTCAAGATCGAGGATGCTGATTAGATTGTTTGATCCACTGATAGCAGCTACCTTATTGCCCGATTCAAAGTTAAAAATCATTGCGCTGTTAGCAGGTAGTTGAAATCCTGTTGTAGCACTTACTACCGGTGCAGGACCAAATGCCACAAACGTTGGAGCAGCTCCGTTGGTAATAAGAATTCTACGTGCAGTGATTGCTGTGCTAGTACTAACAGCACTGCCTGTTAACGACACGTTTTGATAGTAGGCAACATTAGTTGTTGTGCTGTCATCGTTGATTTTAAATGGTGAATAATACTGACTCATTTTTTTATCCTTTAGGTTGTGCTGTATAGTTAGGGTACATGGAGATTGAATCTGCTTTTATATCTGCAGGGTTCTTAGGACCCATCCAACCACCCCCTGCATCACAGGTCACTGCGTCTATATCGGCAACAACCGCATTTGGGCTATTATTATACATAGGTGGATGAGAGCGTTCAGCATCCAACATAGCAAAAATGTGTTTAAATCTGTTGCTATCAATGCCTGTTACTGCAGGGTTAGCTGCTGCTAAAGGCTCAACTTCTACATTGGGAGTTGCAGCAGAATCGTCTACTTTATCTATTAAATCCAACAATCCCCTGATAATTTCTGTGGCTCTCATAATAGCTATTTATCGCTATCTGCAGAGTTAACGTTTTACGAAATGGTAGTCTCCGTCAGGACCGTTATTGCTAAACAACCCCAAACAATCGTAGCCTATACTATCCATATAAGCTATAACATCATCTTTAAAGGGTGCACCGCGATTCCACTCTACGCATTGCAGTTCTAGTATAATATGTTTGGCATTAATTACAGTATTTCTGCCTCCGCGTAAAACGTCTAATTCTGCACCTTGAATATCCATTTTAATTAGATCAGGTAATGGTAAATTTTTTTGCTTTACAACATCGTCTAGCGTGTCACTCTGTAGAATCTTTCTGTGTGATTCATTGAAGTAGTTGTTTGCTTCTGGATTTACCTGTACATTTTCTCTATAGTAACTGTTTCCTCCGGGGTGATAATCATTTTGATAAAATACCACTTCTTTTCCAGCTTTGTCACTCAGCAACCCTATATGATAGGGGTAGTTTTTTTCCTTGTATAAAAACTCCACTGAACTCATGGCTTCAAACAGCACATATTGAGAATTAGGCCAAATTCTTTCTGCTTCATTAGTCCAATGTAGTACGCAACTACCAATGTCATAGATGACATTAGGTTCAAATCCCTGCTGCTTTAACTTAGAAAGATAATCTAAATGCTGTCCCGGAATTAGTCTCTGACTACCTAAATCGCGCAATCTTGTTTCTATGTTAAATTCAATAGGTGCTTCTGGGGACCATTGCTCTTTGGTTATAGAATCATCGATTGTAAACACTTTGCTACCTATGTGTCTACACTTTATTGAAGTATCCGCCCAAATTGTAAAGTTTTTAGCTAGAGCTTTACGGCAAAAATCTACATCTTCACTGATAGTGTTTTTGTGATCTAGGGCATCAAAGTATTCAAACTGCGGGTAACCAACATCTGCAAAAACTTTTTGCTTTATGAGCACACAACCAAATCCGCAACCTGCGATTTCAATTAAACCATTATCTTTTATCTGGGCATAAGGAATATTGCTCACACCACCGCGATCGTTTTTTTGATAAATTTCCAAAATATGCTGACCTGGCTTACGTTGAATGTAAAGACCGCTCACTACATCTTTGTCGTGTGCTAAAAGTTTTACTAATGTGTCTGGTTCAAATGCAATATCGCTATCTACAGAGAAAAGATAGTCGTATCCTTTGACTACCCAATCCGCAATAAGGTTCCTGATTTGATCAATGTTGTAACCATAGAAGTACTGAAAGTAAGTTTCGTAACCATCAGGTACCTCTAAATCATAGATACTTTTAAATGTATCTACTTCTATGTTTTTTGCAGTGGGAATTGCTATTAGTATTTTTTTCTTAGTCATGTTTTTCTTCTGTATTTCTTTAGCAGTTTTATTTTGCTGAGCTGCATTTATTTTATAATCATTTAAGGGATTTATATCATTATAGTTGTAAACTATGTCCTGTACACATTTAATTTTATTAGGGTCAGCCCTTTCAATAAGAGAATAAAATACACTGCCGTCGCCCCCAGCTCTGTACCAATTGCCTTCATTGTCTTTAAACTCCTCGTCTCTACACTGATCAATTAGATATTTTCTAAAGGTTCTCAAGTGAGTATAAGGCATCCCCCAATTAAACTGGTATTGTCTATAGGCCTTATTTTCTAAAATTTCTTTTGGGTAGGGTTGACTAATCAAAGGAATTTTGTCAACCATGCTCCAACAACTTCCGTAACTAAATTCAGTATTAGCATCATAAAGAGTGTTATAATAATTGAACAGGGTGTTGTCATTGACAAGACAGTCATCGCCATCTAGTATCATTATAATGCTATTGGAATCAGTTATTTGCCTAAAAACATTGATTTGATTTTGTACGGCTCCACAATTTTCTTTATTTTTAACCAATGTAAATTTAGATCTCAAACTATCAGGCAAAGTTGTTATAGCAGTCTTAGCTAGCTCAAATGTGTTATCTGTGCTAGCGTCGTCAATCAGAAAATGATGATAATTGTCATAGTCCTGTGATGCTACACTTTTAATACAATCAGCAATATATTTTTCGCAATTATAAAAAGTACTGACAACTACGATGAGTTGTTCAGGAACCGTTTTGTAAGATTCTAATTCTGTAGGATTATGATATCTTCTACCATATACTTTATGTAGTCTCTTATTGAGTTTGCTTACCTGCCTGTATTCATTTCTAGGCAAATAACAATTAAGTCTTTTATAGAAATGTTGTTTCCATTGAAGGGCTACGCCGTCCCATCCTGAAATATCTTTAACAATATTACAATAATATTGTTTCTGCTGATGTAGATAGGGATTTCTATAGGCTTCTACTGTAGTTTTAACAAATTGCTCTATCTGTTGAGCTTTGTTTATGTCTTGAAAAAGATTATTTGGCTCGATGGCATAGTCTATCAGATAGCAAGCATTTTCAATTGCAACTTCTTCCAATGCACCAAATCTGCAGGTAATTAAAGGTGTGTTATAACACAAACTTTCAAGGGAGCTTATGCCAAACGTTTCTGGAAATGCAGCAGGATAAATCATAAAGTTTGCTTTAGTCAATATCTCTGCTATTTCTTTTTGTGATATAACACCTGTAAACTCTATATCTAACTTAGCCAGCTCAGGGTCATTGGCCATGTTACGCCAATCTTTTTCCTGTTGATCGGGATCTGAATTAGAATTAAATCTGTAGTAACCACCAATAACTTTTAATTTGGCAGAGGGTATATGACGCTTCACATGCGGCCAAATGTTTTGCACCAAGGGTATCATACCTTTGGTCACACTGGCATTGTATACAAAAAGATCTCTGTCTTTGGCTTTTATATCTACGTCAGTGTTGTAAAGATTTACTCCGTTGCGAGTAATGAAAACTTTTCTTTTTAAAACTTCAAAGTTCCTACGTCGTCCGTGATTACAGTTTGTGATGTAGGTCAGATGCCAATCGCTGAGAGTAAACACATCTGTTATTCGATCGTTTACCACTAACTCTTCTAAAATATTGTCTCCTAGACAAAAAGTATCGTGCATCCATAGCACACGCATTTTTGCCTTGGTAAGAATTCTATCATAGAGATTATAGGATAAAAATTTATCACTTCTGTTATCTTGAAGTTTTACATAGTCTTTGGGATCAGTAAATGGTATTACAGTTCTAGAACTTATAATAATATCGAACTCATGATCCTGTTGTAGATCTTCCAGAGGTCGATATAGCACACCGTCGTAGATACCAGGTCTAGCATGATCAATATTACAGTGATTGAAAACTGTAACGGAAAATCCAATTTTCGATAATTCTCTTGCAGCTAAAGACACTGCACTTTCACTGCCTCCTAGCCCTTGCTTGAAGACAGTTTCGCCGTCATAGGGTATACCTATAATATCAATAATGCCTATTTTCATATAATCCTGCAGAACTGCAGTAATTATGCTAGATTAGATTGGTTAATCAGTTTCCTGGTGGTTCCATTTCTACCCAGGCAGTTGTCGGTTCGTCCCATCTATAGAACTTACCGTCCTCGGGATAAGCCACCGGAGGATTCCACAAACAGGTTTCCTCGTCTAATAACCAACTTGGCCAAGGCTTTGGTGGTATGAAAGCGTCTCTACCTGAATCATAGGTGTAACCAATTCCTGCATAATTTTTACGCAAAGGACGTCCTTCTGGATGCTGTCCGCCTTTTGTATTGTAACTTGTTTGTACCCACAAACTTGGATCACCTACTGCCCCACTCTGTATGAAGGGCAGATCCGCTACTATAACTTGAGTTACAATTCCGTTTTCAACTTTTGCATAATGACCCATAAAAATCTCCGTTTTAACCAAACCATAACTGCGAAGGCTGTCCAGTTGAACCTTCCACAAATATTGGTATTCTTACTTCTACTAATCTTGGATCGTTAGAATCATCAATTTGTTCAATCACTCCATCAATTTCCATAAGTTCCTGACTTCTATCTGCAATGACAAATTTCAGAGGCTCTGGATTTTGACCAATATTTAACGACCAAGGTGCTTGTCCAACAATATTTACCTGTTGAGGTAATGTGCTCTGATTCAATATTGGAGAACTACCCACTGCATATTTAAATGTTGCGCTGCTAAGGAAGTTTTTGGGTATTGTATGGTTAGCAACGCTGTTTAGTTTTATACTATAAGGCAACGAAACCATTAAACTTGCAGTCATATTGTATCTAATATTATTCTTTCTTCCTTCTAAGACAATTATAGGCAAGGATATAAAGTATGTGTTAGTTGATGCACTCTTAAAATTACTCAGCACTGTGCCGTTTCTTTCAGCATCGAACTTAATATTAACGGGTAATCGCGTCATCGTATCAGTTGCTGTGTTAAGTTTATTGTTAAGAGAACCCCCACCTCTTGGATTTACAGCAAATTGAAAGGTCCCTATAGAAACTGTGTTTTGCGATTTTAAAATAGAGTTAGCATTTGACCATCCAGTTTTTCCTGTAAAATTAAATGCTACAGGGTCATATTGAAAAGAAATAGAATTTACAGCAGGATAAACTACTGTAATTGTCGTACACGCTGTTGTATAATATTCTCCTGCAGTATACCATTTTTTAGTAGAACTTACTGCTGTTGCATATTCTGTAGTACCACCATTTGGTATTTTTGAAATAAATGCGCTGCTGGTGCTGCTAGGCAATTTTCCTGTCGTAACACCGTCTCCAAAAATATTAGTGTTTGTAATTAGAACTAGGTTTGTAGAACTGCTTTTAAAATTAGAAGTAATATTGTCAAATGGTACAGCATCTAATGTAACTTTTGTGGGAATACTTACATAAAGATTATTAGAAACCTGTTTTGTATTAGCAAATATACTTTGGTAGGGTCGTACTTCTTGGCCTGCTCTTTCAGCAAGAGATACCTCAGTTCTTATTATGGCATAGGTATTTGTAGAGCTTGATGCAAATGTAGCAACTAAATTTCCTTTAGCAGATTGAACGTCAACTGTGGCTATATTAGCAAATGTACCAGAGTTATATCCAAATGCTATTCCTGGACTAGATATAAAGGGAGTTTTGTTAACGATATTGAAATTTAAAACTGTTGTAGTAGATCTAAATTCGAAATCTCTTTGACTTGGTCTTAAGAAACTACCGGGAGTATAAAAATTAACTCTTGGCGCAATTCTATCTTTGAATGCAACCTGGTTGATGATTGTTAAAGACAGAGCAGTTTCCGCACTTAAACTAAGAGCATATAATGGACTGGTACTGGCCAACAATAGGAATGATCTGCTTGAAGTGGCACTAGAAGCATCTATTACCGTTACTGTATAATTTGCAAGAGTATTCTGTAGAGGTTGCCCAGTAATTTGACCATTGGTTTGATTAAAGGACAATCCGTTTGGTAATCCTGGACTAATAGAGAATGAGTAGGGTTGAGAACCATATCTAGCTGATACAGGTGTTACTCCTGAATTTGGTATGTAATAGTTTAAAGTTACAGTACCAGTAGAGGAAAGGTATGCCTCAACCTGCTGTGCAATGATTTTATATCTTAATACAACAATGCCCGACCCACCAGTACCTCCAAAGTTATTAGCACTGTAATGCGATCCACCACCGCCACCACCTCCGGTGTTTGTTCCGCCATTACCTCCTGGAACGTTAGTCTGAGCATTTAATGTACCTGCTGTAGCGTCTCCTGCAACATTAACACCGTTTGTGTCGCCCATACCAAAGCTTGTGCCCTGCCTTGGAGCACCGCCACCACCGCCACCAAGGCCACCGTTACCAGGATTTCCGCTATAACCTGCACCACCACCACCACCTGACCAGTAAAAAGTTGTGCCTAAGATTGCACTGGTTTTACCAGCACCACCGTGTGCAGGATTGATTAATCCCGCAGATATTCTACCGCCACCTCCACCTGGATAGTAGTTTCCGCCGCCTGTTGCACCCCCAGTACCTTGGCCAGGAATAAATCTACCTTCAGTTGTGCTTGATCCGCCGGCTGTACCACCACCAGATGCACCAGAGCTAGCAGGACTATTATTGTTACCATATTCAGACGCACCACCACCACCGCCTGCAGATCCGTAATTATTAAAAGGGTTGAAATGACTGAAAGCAGTGTTTCCAATATTGGTTACACCCCAAGAATTTCCTGAATTGTCCTGCAATGCATAGTCTTGTGCCACTAACATTATAGTACCTGTAGTAGCTGTTAGGGGTTGAGTTGGAACTGTAAAACTTATTTGAGTTGGATCATAGATAGAGTGGCCTGCAGTGATTCTTGCATTGCTGATGAATCCATCTATACTTTCAGATTGTGTAGTTGGAAAATCTCCTACGCCAATCAATGTTCTTGTAAAGTTTGTGGCCACAGTAGTAGTAAATCCTACTCTCACTCCATTAACAAAGATGCCTACATTATTGGAACTGTTTCTACATACAGCAACATGCTGCCAAGTTCCGGTAGTAATTGCATTACTTGGTGATGAAGCAAAGTTGACAGCGTTAACTTGAAGCCTTATAATACCACTTGCATCCCAACCCACATGATAGGCATCTGCATAATTACCGTTATTTGGTCTAGTGGTTACTAGTGTTGATGAATTCTTTAATCTATGATTATAGATCCATCCTTCAAAGCAAAATACCTGAGTACCAAGAACAGCAGAAGAATTCACACTGATAGCATCGCCTGCACCGTCAAAGGCTAAACTATGTCCCTTAAATCCTACAGGATTAAATGAACTACTACCACCTGTTCCTCCTCTCACCTGACTTATACCCGCAGGAGCACCAGCGCCACCTGCTCCAACTATTACACTATAGGTTCCTGACGAAAGCAATACGCTGCCCTCAATCATACCTCCAGCACCACCACCACCGCCCATGTCGCTACCGCCACCGCCACCGGCGCCTACAATGAGATAATCTACCGTAGCCGTTGTAGCGATGCTAAAGTTATCGCTGGAATTAAATCTGTGTATTCTATAGTTACTACCACCTAACAAAATAGTTGAAGTAGTTCCTCCAGTAGCTACCGGAGAAGGTAAATGTGTTACCTGTAAGGTAAAGGTTCCTGTTGATCTTGCAAATAAACTGTCTGTTACAGTGACTTGATAGGTAGTGGTTGTAACAGATCCGTCGATTGTGATATTTTGATCAACAGATCCAGTTATCTCTCCGGTTGAAATATTAAACAATAAACTGTTTGGTAATGATGGACTTACAGAAAACTGTCTTGGACCCACGCCCCCAGTTCCGCTGATAGGTGTGGTTGGTGTAATAGTGAGTCCTGAAAACAAACTTATACTAGTTGTGTTTACAATAGTAACCACAGTGGGAGTATTAATTGGATAGGCTAAAATTACAACGCCATCACCACCGTTTCCTCCGGTAGTACCGCCCCCACCACCACCGCCACCTGTATTTGGTGTTCCGGCAATACCTGCACCTGCA